GAATGTTGGCCGTGTACTCCTCTTCCTCAAAGTCCCAGCCCAGTCGCACGATCACCGTGCCTTCGTCCACCGCGGTGCGAACGAACTCGTCGATGAAGCTGACTTTGTTGATCTTGGTGTTGAACTGGTGGTTCAGCACGATCTGGTTCTGCTGAGCGGCCGCCCTGTCTTCCCAGCTCACTGGGTTGACATTGAACACATCGGGTGAACTGAGGAAAGGTTCACTCAGAGCCGGGTATCTCCACTCGGCTTGCTTACGAATCAGCTTCGGAGCGATCTTCGAGTTTGTTTCCGGAGTACCTGCCGGCGCTGCGCCACCGTCTGCAAGATTCTTCAGCCAACCTGTGATCTTTGCCACTTGGGCGTCATGAGCAGGTTTGGCATCTGCCAGATCCTGCTTCAGGTTTGCCAGTGTGGGCGGATTCTTCCAGTTGACCAGCTTATCTGGTGCTTGACCTTGAGGCTGACTGGTTTGGGTATTGTTCATCGAGTTTCCGGGGGAGTTGTGAGATACACTGCATCCAATACCCCACACTTTACCGGAATACTCAAACCATGCGCGTCCAGATTCTTCATTCAAACGCTGTTATGCCTACCAAAGGCAGTTTTGCTGCAGGCGGGTATGACATATACATGCCTGAATCTGGCAATGTCAGTGGAAACCAGGTCAAGATAATCGGTCTGGGATTCGCGGCTGAAGTTCCTTCCGGTCACGTGGCCTTGCTGCTGCCTCGCAGTGGTGCTGGCGCAAAGTACGGTGTCGAGCTGAACAACACCTGCGGCGTGATCGACGCTGATTACCGCGGCGAGTGGAAAGCAGCCATCCGCACCAAGTCAGGTGCCCCGTTTCGCTGGGAAGCCGATGACCGGGTTCTCCAGTTCATCCTGGTCCCGGTGCTCGACGTGAGGCTGGAACTGGTCGACGACCTGTCAGCTACCGAGCGGGGTGCTGGCCACTTCGGCTCTTCGGGCAAGTAAGCCTTACCTCTGATACCTACACGCAAGGATTCCCATGACGATCAAGCTGCTTACCGATCTCCCTTACGGCGGAAAAACCATTCCCGCTGGTGCTACTGTTTCGCTGGATTCTTCTGCCGAAGGTGGCCTTGTAGCTTCTGGAATGGCTGAGTGGAGTACAGGCCTTGCTGCTTGGACTCCAGACAGTCCTCGGGATTCTCAGTTCGACTCGTTGTCAGAAACAGGAGCTGCGGAAATTTACGGGGTGTCTTACAAAGCGACGCCTGCTTTCAACGTCGCCCGAATGAACATCGCGTTGGCGACAAATCGTGTCGTCACGCTCAGAAAGCCGGGCCAGTACTTGATTGGCGGTCCTGGTCAGGGGGGCTTACTGATTCCCCCCAACACGCAGCTTATCGTGGGTCAAGGCGTTGAGCTAATCCTCGCCGACCAGACGTTTACCCCCCTGATTCGCAATGCGAATGCCTTTGACGCCGGGATTCCAGCCGTGGGATCGATCGTTTACGGCGGTAGCGGCGGCAGCTTCACCGGCACTGTGACTGCAGCCGGCGCTGCAAACATTCATTTGAAGCATCCGGTTGGCAGTTGGATTGGTGTTTTGGGCCTCGACTTGGCCCAAGGCAACAATCGCACATATCAAGGCGTCTACGAAGTCATCTCGGTCAACCCGGGTGCAAACTCCATCACTTACGAGATGGTCGACGTTCCGCCTAGCGGTGGCAGCAGCACATCCGGTGCCATTATCTATCCGGCCGACACCGGCGTTCGCATCTTTGGCGGCATGTGGGACGGTAATTGGGCCAACAACAGCGTTGGCAGTCCGGTAACCAAAGGTGATCCGCAGCAGTGGATCATTGGCCTGCGCAACACATGGGACAGCGTTGTTAGCGATGTGAAGTTTCGCAAAGGCGCGTCATGGTGCGCTGGGGCAAACAATGTGCGCGATGGGACTTGGAGAAACTTGAGCGGCGACCTGTTCGATTTGCTCAGCGAAGCAACGGTAATGTTTCAAGGCACCGGTGGATGCCGCAACGTGCTGGTCGAGAACCTGAGCGGTACATGCGAAGACAACATGGCTGCTTGGTCCCTTGATGCGTCCGGCGTTTACACAAACCACTGGAACGGCGACGTTTACGACCTGCGCTTCAAGAACATCGCGTCGCAGGCCAACAAGGCATCCATCCTCAACCTCTGGGGTAACACCAATGCCAGGTTTCACTCTGTCGACATCGACGGTGTCTACGGTCGCAGCAACAGCAACGGGGTCGCAATAGACAATGGATGGGCGCCCAGTAGCATGCTGAACACCCGAGGCGGCAAGCTCTCAATCAAAAACGTGAATGTCTCCGTCAACGGGTTGTGCGTCGAGCTGCGCACTGACGGCGACTGGGATCACATCGAAGTCGACGGCGTGCAGCAACGCCGGCCGGCTAACCTTGCCAACCCCCTTGTTCGCGCAACAAAGCGTCCTGGCGGGACAGTGCAGACCATCCGCCGACTGGACATCAGCAACCTCAACCATTACCAGCCTGGCAGCACGATCAACCGCACCAGCCCAATGGTGCAAATCGACGACAGCAACGTCGAAGAACTGACGGTCGAGGGGATCCCGGTCACGCGCCTGAACGCGGACACGGGCCTGGTGAACTTCACCGGAGTCGAGGGCGTCGTCGGCAAGGCTGTCATCAGCGGCGTGCGCGGCGTTGCAAACTCGACCGGCGATCGGTGCCTGATTCGTATCGCCAACACCAACGCAAGCGCGTTGGGGCAGTTGGTTCTGCGCGACTCTGTAATGACTGGCTTCGATGCGACAGGTGGCCTGGTGCATCAGACGGTAACCGGCAAGGCAACGCTGCTTCGCCTGGACAACACGCCGGCGCCAGCGCTGCGCCGCGGTAGCACTACCGTGCCAGGCGTGCTGCGCGACGGCAGTGGCATGGCCATTGATGTTGTCCAGGCTACCAACACCGTGGCCGGCACGGGCTGATCCTCATTGCCTGCCGGTACACATGCACATCGACCTGAAACCCTCTCTCCTCACCGGAAGGGGGTATCTCGAAGGGGGCTCTTACGAAGCCAGGTCACCCTTTGCCGTGGTGTTCACGGTCAAACTCATGGGTGGAGGAGAGGCCTATATTGACGCGATGAGCGGCAAAGGCCTCGATCCAGAAAGCATGCTGGAGATCGGGCGCCAGCTAAAAGAGCAATACGGAGTGCACACCGTCATCGCTGAGCGCAACGGCAAGATCCGACGCTACGACATGGCAGCCTACCTGGCTGCCAGGCCGTTACGCGAAGCCCTTGCTGAGCAGCCGACTGGACTGGGACAAACCACCGTTCTGTAGCCCTTCAGCTTCCAGGCGCTGGCACTCGGCTTCATAGCGGCCGAAGAAGTTGTTGCCCGGGTTGAAGTTCCCGTCCATCCCATGCGGGGTGTACACGCGGGAAGCCACGAACAGCAGCAGCGCCTGGGTGTAGGCATCCGGCAGCTCGAGCACGACACCAGACGGATCGCCCATAGCCAGCGTCATGTCCAGCTTGGGGTGGTTCGATCGGAACACCAGGGTCAGCGAAGCGGTCTTGAACTGCTCGGCTAGGTCGTTGCCCTGAGCCGCAATATGCGCCGGGATGGTCAGCAGCGAGGTGCCTTCCGTGAAGCAGCTGTCCAGGTTGTACTTCTGGTTCAGATCCAGCTCCTTGCCGGCGTCCGTCCGTACTTCGGTGACCTTCAGGACATTCGGGTTAGCGATCGTGTACTCCAGTTGGTTTACCAACAGAGGTGCCGTGCTTCGGCCTTCCTTCAGGTTGAACCGTGTGTAGAGCGCAGTCAGCCCAAGCTGGATGTTGCGGGTCAGTGTGGCGTAGCCAGCCTGGGGCACAGAGCCAGCTTCCGCACCCCCGATGCTGAGTTGAGAGAGCTCACCCGAAGTGAGCTGGTCGAAGATGTCTTGAAGTGTCATGGTGTTCCCTTAAACGATGTATGAGCCCATGCGGCCCCTGCTCTCTGCCGGTGTGTCGATGTCCCACATCCCGGACCTGTTGTCTTCGTTGAGTTCGGCTTCCTCACTAGGCTTCCACGGGCGAAGCGAGCTGAGCATCGAGACGGTGTCTGCAGCGTCGTCGTGCTTCGACTTGAAGCCGCCCGGTGTGACCAGGCCCAGCTCATTCACCATCTCAGCCATCTCAGGAGAAGTCTTCTTCTCAATCGGAAAGAATATCTTCCGGGCCTTAAACAACGGGACCACAGTGTTGAACCGAACCAGTTTGTTGGTGTTCGGGCGGATGCCTGGCTCCGAGGAGTTACCCTCGCTGGCCAACGGAAAGTAGATGTTCCGGGTCATCATCTGGTCCTGAATCCACTGAATGAAACCAGCCTGCTGCCCTGACACTTCGACACCTACCTGCTGAGGCTTGTACATCTGGGCGTACTTGAACAACGCATCGATGTTTTTGTCCATCAGCTGCCGTTTACAAACTCCGTCTACCCAGAGCCAGTCGCCTACGTTGTTGTAGGCCCAGACCGAGATAAACGAGTAATCGCTCTTCTGCTTCTCTGAGGTGGCGAAGTCGGTAGTGATGTAGAAGTTGAACCGTGACTTGTGGCGCAGCACCCCGTCGATCTTGTACCAGGCAATGTCGTGGTCCTGGATCAGCCGATCTTCATCGGACATGATCCGTAGCATCAACTCCTGATTGAACGTCTCGATCTTGCCCAGCTTGACTGCGTTGTCGTACTGGGTCTTGACGTAGTCGTAGGTGAAGCGGTCAGGCCAAGATCCTTTGAAGTCTTCCCGTGAGCAAGGGAACTCTTCACACACTGGGAACACGTTGACTTGCCAGGCCCCCGACTCCACCGCCTTATACAGCGGATCCTTTGCATTGAAGGGAGTGCCCGACCAGATGATCATGTTCTTAGTCGGGTGCAGCGCGTAGTTCACCGCCTTGTAGACGGTGTCCTCCACTGCCGAGATCACGGTCGCTGACCGAGCATCCTCGTCTGAGATCAAGTCATCGAGCACCGCGATCTGGGGCCGCTTGCCCAGTTCCTTGGCTCCCCGCACACCGGTCTTGGCGCCGTAGCCTTTGACGATAAACAGCTTGCCGTCAGCGTTCTCGAACTCCCAGCGAATGTCGGTGAACTGGATCCGAGGGACGTACTTTTTCAGGAAGTCCGACTTCTCCCAGCGGAACTCCAGGTTTTTCCGCATGTTCTTGACGCCGTTCTCGATGGAGTCCGAGACGTACAGCGCCAGGTCGACACGGCCGAAGCCAGGAAGCTCACCGTAGGTGGCCAGGTACAGGAACAGGTACTCACCCATCAGGGTGGTTTTGGCCGCCCCGCGGTGACAGAGATTGATGACCCGGGCCCCCCTGTGCGTCAGGGTGTCCAGCATCTTGTAGTGGATCAGGGGAGTCTGATGCTCTTCCCCCTCTTCACCATTCACCAGCTTGATGAAGGTGACAAACTCCAGCGCGAACTCGCTGGGCACATACCCAGGGTCTACCGTGTAGTTCGTGCCCTTGAGGTAATCCTCGACCTTCCACGGCTGCGTCAGCTCTTCCACGGCCTGCGCCACAGGGCTCAGGGTATGCGCCCCCATCGAAGACAGGACAGCCGCAATCGAGCTCAAGAGGCTTGCTCCAGGGTC